GCGCAGCCGAGTCTTCGAGCGCTTCCTCGGTCACCGGGACGAAGGCGGTCAGGCGGTTCAGCTTCACCGAGCGGTTGCTGAACGCCGGCTTCGTCTGGTTGATCGTGTCCGCCTCGGAGTCCCAGTAGGCCTGCACACCCGTGGTGGCGTGACCGGTCGTCTCGTTGACGGGCATCGAGAACTCGTTGCCGGTCACCGGGATTTGCCGAGTGCGGGCGAGCAGCGACTCACCGGACTCGATCAGCGACATGATCTCGGTCGCGTACTGCGGCGGCACCAGGTAGCCACCGTCGGCGCCAACGCTCTCGTTGGCGTAGGTGCTCGCGGAAGCCGACAGCGCGAGACGCTCGTCGACCGCGCCCGGGCGGATGACCGAGTTGCGCACCGCGCCAAGGAAGGCGCCGAAGTGCTGGAATCCGCGCTGCGGGTCGGCCAGCACGTTGGGCTGCACAGCGCCGATGCGCACGTTGTTCGGCAGTTCGAGCGCGGTTCCGGCGGCTTGGCCGGCGGCCTGCTGCTCGAGCTCGATCAGTTTGCGCTCGCGATCGATGTCAGCGTTGAGCGACTCGGCCGAGGCGATGAAGCCGTCGATCTTCGACTGCTCGTCGGCGGTCAGCTCGCGGGCCTCTGTTGCGGCCAGATCGGCGATGTTGCGCGCAGCCTCGACGGCCGCGCTCTTGCGCTGAAGCAGCGCACGAAGCGTCTTGTTCATGTTTCGTCCTGAGATGAAGTGCGACCGGCGCCGGCCATCGGGCCGGTTCAGCCGCCGCCCATCGGGGTGACGGCCGGGGTGGCGCGGTTGGTCTGGCGCGCGCCGCCCGGGGTTCAGAGCGCGGCGATCCGGATCGCCGCAGCCGTGGTGGAAAGCCGCGCGCGGCTGCGCGGGCTGGACAGTCGTGCAACCGTCGCGTCGAGGGTCTCGATCCGATCGATCATTCCTCGCTCGAGCGCAGCCCGGGCGCTGAACATGCGGCCTTCTCCGAACTGCTCGCCGCGCACCGTGTCGACGCCCACGCCACGGCCGCGGGCAATCGAGCGGACCATCGTGTCGTAGGCCTGGTCCACCATCGACTGGATCTGCCCGCGCGCCTCATCGGTCAGCGGCTCGGCCGAATTGCCTTCGACCTTGAAGCGGCCGGCGTGCACGAAGGTCGGGCGGCGCCCGGCCGTTGCCAGCTCGGCGCTTCGATCTTCATGGACAGCCACGACGCCGACCGAGCCGACCATCGCGCTGGGCGTAGCCACGAACTCGCTCGCGGCCGAGCCGATCCAGTAGGCCGCGCTCGCCGCCTGGGCGTTTGCCACGGCCACGATCGGCTTGGTCTTGCGCGCTTCAATAATCCGGTCCGCCAGTTCGGGGGTGCCAGCCACCGCGCCGCCGGCCGAGTCGATATCGAGCACGATCGCGGCGATGTTCGGGTTCGATGCCGCCTCGCTGATCGCCGAGCCCAGCATCTCGCTTGAGGTGCCGCCAGGGCCGCTGACGTTGCGCACCATGTGCGCCCGGTGCGCGATCGTCCCGTAGACCGGCAGCACCGCGACGGATCCGGACTGCGCCGCCGCCGACTGGCGCTTCGCCGCCGCTTCCATCGGCGCCGAACCGATTGCAGCCCGCAGCGCCTCGTCCGACAGGCGCGTGCCATCGTTCCAACGCGCGAGGATTGCCACCATCTGCGCGAAGGCCGCGGTGTCGATCGCCCACGGTTGAGCGGCCAGCGCCGCGACCAGCATGTTCACCATCACAGTCCCCAGAGTCCGGCAGAGCCGTCGGTTTCCCAGCGTGCGAGCAGCGCGGCCCGATCCGCGCTCGGCTCCGCCAGCAGTTGTGCGGCACGCGCGTCGCACCAGGCGCGCGCCTGGCCGGTCGGCCACGCCATCGCCTCGGCCACGAACTCGGCGTGCGCCCGGTAGAAGTCGGCTAGCTTCGCGTCGCTCGCGCCGGTCTCGAGAAGCCGACCGACGCCCCGGACCTCGCGCGTCACGGCGCGTCTGGCGCTTGCCTGCAGCAGCACGTCGAGACGGCGCGCGTTCGGATCGTCGCCGTTGTCTTCGTCCGAGTCCTCGCGATCGCGACGCGGTGCATTCGGCGGGGTCGGCTCGCTCGACTCTCCAGCCGGCGCCATGTTGAGCGGCGCCAGCGGCTCGTCCAGACCGTCGATCGGCTCCATGTCCTCGCGCTCGCGGACCTCGTTGCGCGTCATCCAGCCCGACGTGATCGCCTGGGTGTAGAAGGCCGAGCGCGCGCTCGAATCGGCCCGCAGCACGCCCTTGAGTTCGAACTGCAGGTAGAAGCGGTCCTCCTCGATCTCGGTCAGCATCTGCATCTGCAGCTGCTGCTCGAGGTTGGCGGCCCAGCTGTGGACCTCCTCGTAGAACTCGACGTTCTGCTGCTCCATGTTCGAGAACGTCGCGCGGTCGAGGTTGCCAATCTTGTGCGGCGGCACGCCGAAGATCCGGCACAGGTCGGTGTCGCTGTAGCGGCGCGACTCGATCATCTGTGCGTCGGCGTTCGACATCCCGACCGCGTGGTACTTCATGCCCTGCTCGAACACTGGCGTGCGGTGCGCGTTCTCGCCGGTCATGCCGCGGTGGTACTCCTCGACCCAGCGCCGGCGCGTCTCCGCGTCCTGGAACTTGCCGGGCATCTCGATGTACCCGCCGCCAGGGCGTGCGTCGTTCTTGAAGACCCGCGCGGCGTAGCGTTGCGCCGCAAGGGCCGCGCCGATCGACTCGCGCTGCGCTGTGATCGGCGAGATGCCATACGGCAGCGACTCGCAGTGGCCGACCAGGTGCAGCACCTGCGCCCGGTTCAGCGTCCTTGCCGCACCGTTGGCGAGCTTCACCTTGTAGCGCCAGTCGCCGCTCGGCAGCTCTTCGATCAGCACCGCGTCCGGGTGAATCGAGATCAGCTCCTGGATCTCGCCGGCCGGCCCGAAAACCATCTCCGAGTACGCATTGCCGCGCAGCAGCAGATGCGTCATCTGCATCGCGCGCCACTGGTACGAGGTCTGCCAACGATTCGGTCGACGGCCGAGCACCCGTGCGACCGGGTGTTCGTCGACCGGCGCCGAGGTGTCGCGCTCGCGCAGTTTCAGCGGCAGCTTCGCGATCGTCGAGGCCAGCAGGTTGACGCAGCGGTACACGACCGAAGCGCTCATCGCGGCCGCCGGGCCGACAGACACGCCGGACGCCGTCGCGTGACGCACCGGCTGATACCAGAAGTCGTCGGTGGGCCCGGGTGCGGCCTTGAGTTGCGCGGAAGTCAGGAACATGCGGTCAGCCCACCCTGGTCGCCGCGAACGACAGCACGAGCACCAAGGCGCCGGCCACCATCAAGCCGACCGGCCAGCCCCACTGCGCCCCCGCGCCCACCGACGCGCAGACGACGCCCGCGGCGACGCTCGCGTTGTAGACGGTCGCAGGGTTCACAGCCATGCCAGAGCTCCATCGTGTACGGGCACCAGGTCTTCCTGTTTCTGGGATACGGACCCAAGCGCCATCGCAAGAGCCACCATTCCGTCAATCCGACCAGTGGCCTTGTCCTTTGTCAGCTTTCTGTTGCCAGCGGGATCCGACTGCACGACCGCGTTTGCGGCGCACATCGTCAGGAGCGGGTGCTTTGCATGGGCCACGCGATGCGCGAGCAACTCGCGCTCCAGCGCATCGAGCGCCGGGCCCATCGATGCGAATCCCTGGCCGAACGGCTTGAACCGATCCAGCAGATCGGCGCCCGCGCCCTGGCGTTCCATCGCGCCCTTGAACGCAGCGATGCGCCAGCGGTCGAAGGCCACCACGCGCAGATCCCAGTCGCTCGACAGTTCGAGCACGCGGTCCGCCACCCAGTCGTAATCGATGGACGCCCCTGGCGTCAGAACGAGATGGCCGGACTGGGCCCAGAGGTCATACGGCACACGGTCTCGGTGCGCGCGGTCTCGCACTCCTTGCTCTGGTGCCCAGAACGTCGGCAGCACCTGCCACACGCCAGTCGCCGAGCTTCGCCAAACAGCCACGAAGGCCGTCAGGTCCGAAACCGCGGACAGGTCAAGGCCGCAGTACACAGGCTCTCCGGCGTATGGCTCAAGCGCCGTGGCGTTCGCCTCCCAAACGGATCGACTGACGAATGGCGAGCGGGCCTCGACGCGCTGGTTCAGGATCAGGTTCCTGAAGCTCGCCTCGCTGCTCGGCATCCGGAGAGCCATTTCGGCCTGCTGCTCGACGTCCGGCAGCGAGCGGAACGCGCCGAGCGCCGGGTTCGCCGCCTTCCAGGCTTTGCGGTCGTTCAGCGCCGCATCCTTCGGTGCCTCGTAGACGGCGCACACGACGCGCGGGTCGCCGGACTTCTTCGCGTCGTCGATCCAGATGCTCAGCAGGTCAGCGTCGTTCGGCGCCTGCGTGCTGATCGCCAGCAGAAGAGGGTCGGCGTGCGCTCCTTGTGCGGTGGTGATCGCGTCGACGAAGTCGCTTCGCGGCCCGCGCACCTGGCCGATCTCGTCCAGGATCGCCAGCACCGGCGACAGGCCGTGCGCTGTCGTACCGTCCGCGGCGAGCGCCCGGTATTCGACGTTGAGCGGCAAGCCGACGAGGCGTTTTCCGCTCGGCACGATCTTGACCAGCTTCGACAGGCGCTCGCTGAGCTGCACCATCTTCGCGGCCAGGTTGAACACCAGCGCCGCCTGGTCGCGGCTCATGGCGCCCGACACGATCTGCGTGTTGCGCCGCGCCTCCGGGCCGACCAGGTGAGCCAACAGGATGCCGGCGATCAGGCCGGACTTCCCGTTCTTGCGGGCGATCGACAGAATCGCGCGGCGCGTGCCGACCTTGTTGTCGTAGACCGCCTTGATGAACCGCTTCTGGAACGGCAACAGCTTCATGGGCTGGCCGATCAGCGCGCCCTCGGGCACCACGCAGATACGCTCGATGAACGCAATCACGCGCCCGGCGCGCGTCAGTTTGGCGGCCATCAGGTGGGGATCAGCTCGTCTTCGAGGGTCTTCGCCGCAGCTCGAGCACCGCGCTCCGCCTGACGCGCTTTCACCTTGTCCTCGCCCGGGCCGCTCGCGGCAGCCTGCATCTGCATCAGCCTGGACAGCGCCATCACGCGCCGCGACAGCGTCTCTTGCAGCGCATGCTTCGGGTTCACAATCGGCGTGCCCCGATCGTTGACGATGATGTCGCCCTCGTCGGCGATCTCGCGCGCGATCCGCTCGATGTCGGCCATGCAGCGCGCCAGGTTGCCCGCGTGCACCAGGTCGGCATCGGTCCACTCGGACCTGGCGCGCGCGCGCACAACTGCATCCCAGTACGGCCGATCGCCATCACGCAGCCGGACGCTCGGCGGCGGATCGATGTCGCCCGCCAGCGCGGCCTGCATGGCACCGACCAGGCTCGCCACGGTGTTCGACGGCGGTCTCTTTGTCTTGGCCATTTCGGTCGGTTTGCGATGAAAAAAAGGGACCATGGCGGTCCCCGTCCCCACGAGCCGGAAGTTTCCGACCCCCCTACCCCTTTCGCGCCCAGTGGTGAGAGGGGTCGAGAGGTGATCCATCGAGCGCTGTCCCTCGCAGCCCGCTGCCCTTGTCCTGCGCCTGCTTGACCGCGTTGTGGCAGGTCTTGCAGAGGCTCTGCAGATTTCGTGGATCCAATCGGAGAGGATCCTCGCGCCCTCTGAATGGGATGACGTGATCGACGACAGCAGCCAGGGTTACGCGTCCGGCCTGTTCACAGAACACGCAGAGCGGATAGCCTGTCAGATGTGCTGCCCGCAACCTGCGCCAGGTGCCGTCGTAGCCCCGCGAGGCGGATGATCCGCGTCTGTCTGGGGTGCGTGCGGGCATGAAAAAACCCGCTCAAGGCGGGTTTGTTGGCGGTTGGCGAATTTATCCACCGTATTCAATTTGCCCGTTTTTAAGGCACAAAACGGAAAATGTCAACTCGCGGCCTCGACGATGCCCGCCTCGGTCAGCCTGCGTTCGGCCTCGTCCATTGCGCGCGTGCGTTGCAGTTCGAGCCATCGCTTCACGCTCAACTGCCACCCGCGAACCGTCCGCTCGCAGACATCACGCTCGTCGGCGATGCGTCCCGTGTCGACACGCAGGCCGTGCAGTTTTCGCAGCAACAGCACGGTCGCAGCGAGATCGCACGGCACAGCGTGGCGCGCTCGAATGGCCAGGGCCGAGCAGGCGCGTTGCCGTTGTGCGGTGTCGGTCACGCTGAACCGGGCCACGATCACGACCTGGTGCAGCGGGTGCATCCGTTCGACGTGCGCGCGGATCATGCCCGCCTGTGCTGCGCCATCAAGCCCAACCAATCCGCGTCCGGATCCAGTCTCGCGCCCGTAGCGATCCCGCGCGAACGCGGCGATCGTGCGCTCTGCAGCTGCTGCGACTGGATGGCCGCAGGCGTCCGAGAACGTGAACGCGAACATCAACGCCTCGTGCGCCGACCTGAAGAGCGCCGTCATTCGTCGTCCTTTCCTGCGAGCCAGAGCGGCAGCAGCACCACGGCCACGACCAAGACGCCAACTGCGCCGCAGAACAGCAACACCACCGTCTCGACGCTCATGCTGTTACCTCGACCCTGACTCGGACCATCCCGCCGATCTCGCCCTCGGCAACCTCGAACGACAGACGCCAGCGCGAGTCGTCCACGCTGATGGCGTCGGCCAGGCCATCGAGCCCACACTTAATTGACGCGATGAGGTTGTCCCAGTCCCGGGCGCGCCGGTTCGGCGGCACGAAGACGAGATGCACCGCCACGCGATCGGCCCCGATGGGCTTGGCGCCCTGCTGCAGCGCGGTGGCCCAGCACGCCTGCCGGTACTGGCGCACGAGCCGCTGCCGGGCGCCCCAGT